CACGCTTATGCTCTTGACCCGCGCAGCGCGTTTGTGATTTACAGTCTGCGCCCCGGCAACGAGCCTGTTATGGGCGTGAACATGGTGGTGTCTGACGGCAAGGCGAAGTTCGATGTTTACACCCGCGATACCGTCTACCATCTGTCGGGCGGTGCTACGGGTAGGCTTATGACCGCACAAGTCAATCACGATTTCTTGGCAACTGCAATCAGCCTTGATAGTCAGGAGCCTAACGCGCTTGGGCTTATTCCGATTATCGAATACCGCTACAACTCCATCAACATGGGTGCGTTTGAGGCGGTGTTGCCGCTTCTCGATGCTATCAACAGCGTGGAAAGCAACCGCATTGACGGTGTGGAGCAGTTCATTCAGAGCCTTGCGATTGCTACCAACTGCGAGTTCCCCGAAGATACCACGGCAAACGACATTCGCAAAGCTGGCATGATTGTTCTCCGCTCCATTGGCGAGAACAAAGCTGATTTTAAGGTGTTGTCGGAGCAGTTAGATCAGCAGCAGACGCAAGTGCTTGTAGACCACCTGTATGAGCAGATGCTTAGAATCTGCGCCATGCCGTCCAGCACAAAGGGTGGTACAAGCACAAGCGACACGGGCGCGGCTGTGTTGGCGCGGGATGGTTGGTATCAAGCTGATGCGGCGGCGAGGAACACGGAGGACTTGTTCAAGAAATCCAACAAGCAGTTTGACCGCATTTTTGTTGAAATCCTCCGCAAGCGCGGTTTGTTGGATATTTCGCTGAACGATTTTGAGTTGAACTTCGTGAGGAATGAGCAATCCAACATTCAGAGCAAGGCACAGGCTTGTAACACTCTGCTTGCTTGCGGTTTCGCTCCTGAACTTGCCTTTGCTAAGTCCGGCGTGTCGAATGACCCCGTTGCAGACGCGAAGATGAGCGAGAAATGGCTTAACTTGCGTTGGGGAGCAAACGCAAATGTCGAAGAAGTGGCGGTTGACACTTCCGAAGATAATCCCGCCGAGGTTTGAGGTACGGAGAATGATTAAACTTTCAATTCTGACCCCTGTTTGGAATCAGGAAACGCTTGTTATCAAGGGATTGGACAGCATACCGCGCCGTGACGATATCGAGGTCATTGTCCGTGACGATGGTTCTACGGACAAGACGCTCAAAAACCTTAAAAAGTACGCAAAGACCACCGACTTGAATCTCACCGTTCAAGCAAATGGCGAGAATCACGGCGTAGCGTACACGGCGAACAGGCTGTTGGAGTCCGCGCACGGCGAATACTTCCACTTCCTCATGTCGGACGATACGCTTTTCACGGAGGCATACAACGGGCTTATCGAAACGCTGTATCAGAATCCCGATGTGGACATTCTCGCCATGAATCTGCAAATCAACAGCGGCGAGTTGTTTGTTCTGAATCCGAGGAATGACAACCTCTGGTGCGCTCAAGCGTGTCGGTTCATTCGCCGCAGCTTGGTCGAGGGCATCAAATACCCAGAAGAAGTGAAGTGTGGCGAGGACTTGTATTTCCACAAGGAAATGATGGAGCGCAAGCCAAAAGTCATGTACTCCGATGTGACGGCATACCGCTACAACTTTCCGAGAGAGGGCAGTCTACTGAATCTGCATAACCGAGGGCTTATTTGAAAGCTATGGGAAGAACGCTTAACCTAAAAAATGTCATATACTTCCCCGACTTCAACGTGTGTGGCGGTGTGGAAACCTACTGCTACGAAATGGGCTTGAAGTATGGGAAAGCCTACGACATAACCGTGCTTTACAAGAAAGGCGACGCTGGAACGCTTGCGAAGATTGCAAAGACGGTTTCACGGGTGATTCGCTTTCGTGACACGGATAAGATTGTGTGCGACACGTTTCTGTTCGGATATGACCGCACTGTGCTTGACCGCGTTGAGGCTAAAGAGTGCGTTCAGATGTTTCATAGTGACTTCTGGGCAAGGAAGTTGAACATCGGCAAGTGCGAACAGGCAACAAGGCTTGTGAGCGTGTCGGAGAGCGTTGCGAAAAACGCCCGTGAATACTACAACGGCGAACGAGAAGTAGAAGTCATCTACAACCCGTACACGCCGAAGAAACCGCGCAAGGTTCTGAACCTTATTAGCGCGACAAGGCTTTCTCCCGAAAAGGGCATGAAACGGATGATTGCCCTTGCGGATGCTCTCGATAAAGCAGAAATTCCGTTCCATTGGGATGTATACACGGACATTCACAGAGACTTCCCGAACAAGAGCGTGAGCGTTCTGCCAAGCCGCCTTGATGTGTTCGATTTCGTAGCGAGAGCGGATTACTTGGTTCAGCTTTCAGACAGCGAGGCGTACTCCTACAGCACGGTCGAAGCGCTATGCGTTGGAACGCCCGTTATCGTGACCGACTTGCCCGTGCTTCACGAAATCGGCGTAGAGGACGGCAAGAACGGTTTCTTCCTCCCGTTGGATATGAGCGACATTCCTGTTGAGCGTATCTACAAGGGCTTGAATGAGTTCAAGTACACGCCGAAAAAGAGCCACTACGAAAAGGTGCTTGTCAAGGGCAAGGCGGCGTATGAGGACGATAAGGGCGGCTTGGTGGACATTCGATGCAAGCGCCACTATTTCGACATTGAGTTGAACGCAGACCAATACCCGAACGATATGCAAACGGTAACGTGGGAACGCGCCGATAAGTTAGTAAAGCTGGGCGTTGTGGAAGTGGTGTGAAATGAACATTTTGCCGATTGACGAACTCAATACGTTTGAAAGCGGATTTAACGAGCGCGTCAAGGCGAACGATGGCAAACTTCCCTCGCTTGAAGATATGCTTGACGATCTGCTTGACTTGTTCCTGTTGGCTTATGCAAGCGGCGTAGAAGCGGCGAAGTCCGACTTGGGCGTAGAAGTATCACCGAGCGTGGATGACGCTGACAAAGCAATCTATCAAGCCGTAGCTGGCGAGACTTGGAAAGAGCGCGTCAAGAAATACAAGGCTGACGGCGGCACTCCTGCTGACATATACCGCATAGCGGAAACCGACATGACGCGGATTTATAACACGGGCGTACTTGATACGGTCAGAGCGAACGGAGCAGAGAACACCACGTTCAAGCGGTGGAACACGCAATTAGATGATCGAGTAAGAGAACAGCATCAATGGTTAGAGGGTGTAACCATTCCGTATGACGCAGACTTTTATCTTCCAGACGGAGATCATGCCCGTGCGCCCGGTTTATTTAGCAAGCCAGAGAATGTAGTAAATTGCCGTTGTGTTTTGGAACTGATACGCGGATAACCGCTTATCATATTTGAGGGTGACGCATGGCGGGGTATGTTCCCGCCGCCCTCTCTTGAACAAAAACAAGAGAGGATGATTTTAGTGGAAATTTGGAAAGATGTAGTTGGTTATGAGGGGCTTTACCAAGTAAGCAACCTTGGAAACGTAAGAAGTTTAGACCATACGGTTCAGATAAAGCGTGGGAATAAAGAGTTTTCAGCACTTCACAAAGGGAAAATGCTAACTCCAATTGTCAGACAGCACGGTTATCTTGCCGTTCAACTTTACGGACGCGGAGGACACGCAACAAGGAATTTGCGAACGTGCAGCATTCATCGACTTGTAGCAGAAGCGTTTATTCCAAACCCAAACGGTTATGAAGAAGTTAACCATCTTGACGAAGAAAAAACAAATAACCACGCAGACAATTTGGAATGGTGCAATCACGCTCAAAACAGCAACTATGGTTCTCGTCCGAAGCGGATAGGTGTTATGCACATAAACGGAGCGAGAAGTAAAAAGATTGCGCAATACACTCGCAACGGAGAGTTAGTGCAAGTATTCCCAAGCCTACATGAAGCAGAACGAAACGGATACGGAGCATCTTCAATTTGTAACTGCGCAAAAATGCGTAAGGAACACGCTTACAACTACGTTTGGCGATATGTTGATTAAGGCACAAACGCCTTTTGATAAGTGGTAGGGAAACCACTCAAAATAATTCGCAAGCGTCAGACAAGACGAAAAAACAGACATTGTGCGGAGACAACCGCCTTGTTAAACAGAAAGGAAATTGAATATGGATAACCAGAACGTTGCTGTTGAGACTGTCGCGTCTGATCCCGCTGTGGGAACTGCACCGACCACAAACAACACTTCCTCCGAACCGAAGCAGACCGAGCCGAAGAAAGACGCGCCGAAACCCGACAGCGCAGAGGTTGAAAAGCTGAAGCTGGCTCTTTCCAAGGCGAACAGCGAGGCTGCTGATTACAAGCGGCAGTTGCGCGAGAAGCAGACCGAAGCGGAACGTGCAGAAGCCGAACGCGCCGAAGCTGATAAAGCTATGCGTGAGGAACTTGAAACGCTCCGCAAGGAAAAGGCGGTCAGCGAGTACACCAACAAATGCCTTGCGTTGGAGTTTGATGCTGACCTTGCCGCGCAGACGGCGAACGCTCTTGCGGATGGCAACATGGAATCCGTGTTTGATTGCCTTAAATCGTTTGTGGAGGCTACGAAAACCCGTCTGACGAACGAGGCGCTTAATAAGCAGCCTACGCTTTCGACTGGTGTTCCTCCTACCACGAACAGCACGAACGACACCGAGTATGAGAAGATGCGGCGCTACGCTGGTTTGCCGCCGCGAAAATAACATGATGAAAAGGAGAATGTAACAATGGCTACTACTGTTACTCCCGCTGTTTCCAACAGCATTGGTCTTGCCTCCCGCTATCTGCCTATCCTTGACGAGATTTACAAGGCTGGCAGCAAGACCGCTATCCTCGATACCGCCGAGGGCAATGTCCGCTACGACACGCAATATCACACTTTCTATCTGTTCGAGACTGACATGGTTGGTCTTGGCGATTATGACCGCAACGCGGGTTACGTTCGCGGTGACGTGACGGCGAGCTGGAGGGCGTATGCTCCGCAGTATGACCGCGGCAGACAGTTCCTTGTCGATGTGCTTGACGATAGCGAGAGCGCAAACATGGCGTTCGGTACGCTTGCTGGCGAGTTCATGCGTACTAAGGTCATTCCCGAAACCGACGCTATCCGCTTTGCGGCTTATGCGACGGGTGCGGCGAGTGCGAACAAGATCACCGAGACGCTTTCCTCTGCGGCGGCAACTATCGCGTCTATCGACGATGCGACGGCGCAGCTTGACGATGCGGAGGTTCCGTATGAGGGTCGTATTCTGTTTGTCAATCCTACGACCTACAAGCTGATTAAGGGCGGCATCACTCGCATGATTGAGAACGCCGAGCGTGATGTGGACTACAACGTGGAAATCTACAACGATATGCGCGTCATTACCGTGCCGAGCGGTCGTTTCAACACGGCTGTCACTCTGGCGCAGCCGAGCGCCCACGATGATGCTGGTGGTTTCACCGCAACTGGCGCGACTATCAACTACATGATCGTCCATCCGTCCGCTGTCATGCAGGCTAATCTGCTTGCCACGCCGCGCATTTTCTCGCCGCGTGAGAATCAGCAGGCTAATGCTTGGATGTATGACTTCCGTCAGTATCATGGCGTGTGGGTTAAGAACCAGAAGAAGAACGGTATTCTGGTGTCTGCCCCCGCTGTTGTGTCCGGCTGATAAGTGATTAAGGGGGCAAAGTGCTATGACCGAAGCTGAAAAACTTGCTACCGTTAAGGTGCTGTTAGAGGACGGCGGCGCTTTGCCCTCTGACGCGAAGATCACAACCTACTTGGGGTTGGCAAAAAGCGAAATCCTTGAATGGATTTACCATCTTGTCGGTGGTGTGCCGGAAGATGTGACCGATGTGCCTACGCGCTATGAGCCTACGCAGGTCTATGCGGTTGTCGCTGGTTTCACGCAAGCTGGCGCAGAGGGAACCCGCGACCACTCCGAGAACGGCATCAAAGTTGCTTTCCGCTACTCTGATATGCTGGACTACATTCACAATACCGTGTTGCCTATCGTGCGCGTCGGGGCGGTGGTTACATCGTGAGAACGAGACAACGGATTGCGCGGACTTTTTACTATCGGCTTTACACGGGAGAGGTTGAGATTGTCGATGATTACGGCAATCCAACGGGGCAGTACACAAAGACCTACGCTGACCCAGTAGCTTTCAAAGCCAACATTTCCCCGCCGAGCGGTGAGGATGTAATCGAGATTTTCGGTGCGTTGGAACGCTACGACCGAGTTATCCAGACTTGCGATATGTCGTGTCCGATTGACGAGAATAGCGTCTTGTATATCGACACCACGCCGACGCAAGGTCTTGATGGCGTGTGGAGCGCACACGATTACATTGTCAGCCGTGTTTCCCCGTCCGTGAACACAATCCGTATTGGGTGCATGAAAGTCAATGTCAGCAATCAAGGGCAAGGTGTTATAAGTGCCTAAGACCATCAAAATGACGCTGAACCCGCAGAGCATTGACAGAGCGATTGCGGAACTGCAAAGCTACTCAAAGTCGCTTGAAACGAAGCTGGCGCTGATTGTTCAGAGGTTGGCAGACTTAGGGCTGACGGTAGCAAGCGCGGGTTTTGAAAGCGCAATCTATGACGGCGTGAATGATGTTGCGGTCAGCATTGAGGACAAGGGCGCAACACACAAGGCGGTGGTAGCCGTAGGAACAGCCGTGATTTTCATAGAATATGGGTCTGGCTGTTATTACCCCGATACTCACCCACAAAAACCAGACGGAATAGTTGGTAGAGGTGAATATGGAAAAGGTCACGGAAAGCAAAACACATGGGGTTATTACGGTGAAGCTGGCACGAACGGTGTAGAAATCACAAACCACAGCGGCAAAAAAGTTGTGCTGACGCACGGAAACCCATCAAATCCAATTATGTACAACTCAAAAGAAGCCATGAGACAAGCCATACAAGAAATCGTGCGGGAGGTGTTTAGCCAATGAGCCAAATTAATTCTTACGGTCTTTCAAGCAAGGATTACGCGAAGCTATATGGCGTTTGGCGAAACATGAATGACAGATGCTACAACGAAAACTGTGATAGATACATCAATTACGGTGGTCGCGGCATTAGCGTTTGTCAAGAGTGGAGAGAAAACTTCCACGCTTTTGCGCCGTGGGCGTTGCGGAACGGTTGGACACCCGACTTGTGGATTGAGCGAGTTGATGTAAATGGAGACTATTGCCCCGAAAACTGCACATTTCTTTCGCGCAAAGAGCAGATGAGAAACAAGACAAGCAACATTCGCATTACCATTGGCGGCGAAACAAAGTGCATGACAGAGTGGTGCGAAATCTTTGACTGCGATTTCTTCAAAGCGTGGGCGAGATACAAAGCGAGAAACATTACAGACCCGCGAGAAGTATTTTACGTTGGCGATTTGAGAGATTTGAAGCCTAGCATCATTCAGTTGACACTTGATGGCGAGGTTGTTGCAGAGTACGCAAGGATTACTGATGCTCAAAACAAAACTGGCGTAAGCGCGAGCGTCATTAGAAATGTGTGCAAGGGCAAAGGTAAAACTGGAGGCGGCTACCGTTGGTGCTATGGAGGTGATGCTTTATCATCGACATAGAAAACAAGGTCTTTTCAACTGTGGCAACCGCGCTCCGCAACGAATATGGGGCGGCAAACATTTTTGTGGCGGGAGAATACACCGAAACGCCGTCAAAGTTCCCCGCTGTGACTATCACGGAATCGTCCAACACGGTTATCACGAACAGGCGCACGGCACAGCAGATTGAGAACGGCGCGGCGGTGCTGTATGAGGTCAATGTCTACTCCAACAAGACCAAGGGCAAGAAGTCCGAAGCCAAAGAGATTATGGCGTTGATTGACGAGCAAATGTCTAACATGGGCTTTACGCGCACGTTCTTGAACCCAATTCCGAATGTGGTAGACGCTACGATCTATCGCATTGTTGCCCGATACACGGCGGCGGTTCTGCCAGAGGGCAACGATACCTACCGAGTATATGCAAACTAAAAGAAAGGATTGATTAGAAATGGCTGAAATTCGCATTTCTACTGCTGGCATCAAGTTCTATTATGCGGCAGAGGCGAGTGTTGGTGCTGGTCGCCCCACGGCTATGAGCGCCTACACCGAGATTCCCGAAATTGTTTCCATTCCGGCTATCAACGAAACGCCGAACACGCTGGACGCTACGCCGCTTTCGGAAACCAAGAACCACATTTACATTGATGCGCTGTCTGACAGCGGCGGTGCTATCGGTCTTACGGCGAACATGAGCGACACGCTTCTTACTCTGTGGAATGACACCATCATCAACGCCTACGACACGGCGGTTGCGGCTGGCAAGAAGTTCTACTTCTGCGCTATCGTGCCGAACATGACTAAGGCGTTCTACATCGAGGGCAAGCCCACGCCTGTCGGTATGCCGTCCACCGAGGTTGACAGCGTGTATCAATGCACTCTGCCTATCGTTCCCACGGGTTCGATGGACTGGGACACCGCGCCGACTATCAGCGGCTAACAAACACAAACAAACTACCTAACAAGGGGGTAAAGAAGAATGGCGAAGATTGCCGAGGAACGTATCAAGCCTATCAAGATCACGGACAAGGACAACGGCGCGGTCTACGAATTGGACTTCTGCCGCGAGAGCGTCCGATTCGCGGAGCAGCACGGATTCGACATTGACGAAGTGCCGAAGTACCCGATGCTGAAGTTCCCCGAATTTTTCTACTACGCTTTCCGTATGCACCACAAGAACATGGCACGTTCGCAGACCGACAAGCTGTTTGAGCGCCTTGGCGGGTATTCGCCTAACTTCCTTGAACGCCTTGTGCTTCTGTACAACCAAGCCTTGACCGCAAACAACGTGGTTGAGACTGACGAGGATATGGGAAAAAACGGGAATTTGGGTGTGGAGTTGGAGTAACATCTCCTCCCACCCGTCCTCCGTTGACCGCAACAGAAGTCTTTGAGCGTGATTTCCCGTATTTCCTGTCGATAGGCATGACCTACGATCAGTATTGGTACGGTGAAACATGGCTTGTGCATGACTACATCGAAGCTGAAAAGTTTCGGTTAGAACAACGCGAGTATGAGATATGGCTACAAGGGCTATACAACTACGAAGCGTTGCAGAGCGCCTTGTCTGTCAGCGAATTCTTTAGACGCAAGGGTGCGAAGCCTACGCCCTACCCACAAAAGCCCCACGGTGTATGGCAACGCAAAGACCCCGAACGCGAAGAACGTGAACAGGCTATCAGACAAGAGCAAGAGCGCCTACGGGCTGTTGCGTACTTTGATGCGCTTGCCCGTGCGAACAAGGCGCGGCGGGGCGAAATCTGACAATCCCCCGCTGGCTACCAAGCTGGCGGGGGTATCTTTTAGGACGGTGAGAACATGGCTGAATATACCGCCGATAAACTGCAAATTGAAATCGAAGCAAGCAGTAACAGCGCGGAAAACTCCGTCAAGCGGTTGTCTGATGCGCTGAAAAAAATGGGTGATAGCGCAAGCAAAGCGGAGAGCGAAGTGTCCCCGCTCAAAAATACATTGAAGCAGTTATTCTCTACCGAGCGCATGACGAGTAGCGGTGCTAACGGCGTTGCTTACGCCCTTGACAGTATGCGAATTGCGGCTGTTGCTACGGCAAGTGGCATCGGCAAACTGTTAAAGAATATTGCGCGGCTGATTGGCGGCGGTGTGAAAAACGGCATCAAGGCAATCGGCAAAGAGATAGGCGGCTTGGTTGCGCCAGCCAAAAAGTCGGAGGGTGCATTTGGCAAGCTGTTTTCCTCTTTGAAACGCATCCTGTTCTACCGCGTTATCCGAACGGTGATAAGGGAAATCGGGCAAGCGTTCAAAGAGGGCATACAAAACCTTTATCAGTATAGTCAAGCGGTTGGAACGCATTTCGCTCCGGCTATGGACAGGCTTGCAACGGATTTCCAATACTTGAAGAACGGCATGGGCGCTCTCGTTGCGCCGCTGTTGGAAGCGCTTGCCCCCGCGATTGACTTTCTGATTGACAAGTTTGTCGCATTGGCAAACGCAATCGGTATTGCTTTTGCGGCGCTGACGGGCAAGAGTTTTTCGGCGGCTGTCAAAGTTCCAAAGAAGTTTGCCGAGGAAACCGACAAGGCGGCTAAGTCGTTAAAGAGTTTTGTGCTTGGTTTCGATGAACTCAACGTGATTAACGACAACGGCGCGGGTGCTGGCGGCGCAAGCATTGACTTTGAGAAAATGTTTGAGGAAGTCGATGTTCCCACTTTTGACGGTCTTGCTGATGCGCTCATGCAGATCGCCACGATGATTGACGATTGGATTAACGGGCTTATCCCAAAATTCGATGCGTTCAATGCCGCTCTGCGCGAAAAGCTGAACTATATCATTGACGCGCTGTCTACCGATGGCTTGCGCGACAAGGTTAAGCAGATTGGCACAGACCTTGCGAACGCCTTTAACGAACTGACGGCTAACTTCCCGTGGTTGGAAGTCGGCAAAGCGTTGGGGCTTGGATTTGACCTTGCCGTTGCAACGCTTGTAGGCTTCATCTACAACTACGATTGGCAACAGTTGGGTAACGGCTTGGCACAGCTTATCAACGGCTTTATCTCCGGCGTGAATTGGTATGAATTTGGCGAACTGATGTTTGCCAAGTTCAAAATCACGCTTGAAGTGCTTGCGGGTCTGTTGCTGAGGTTGAATATGCCCGAACTTGCCAAAGCTGCGAGTGATGTTGTCATTGGGTTCTTTAATTCGATGGTTGACACGCTCAAAAAGATTGATTGGGAAGAAATCGGGCGGCAAGTAGCTGATTTCCTCCGCAACATCAAGTGGTCTGATGTGGCAACCGCCTGTTTTGAAGCAATCGGCGCAGCGTTTGGAGCGGCTACTGCGTTTCTGTGGGGGCTGATTCAAGACGCTTGGAAGTCCGTTGTTCAATGGTGGTATGACAGCGCCTATGAGGACGGCAAGTTTACGTTTGAGGGCTTGCTGCAAGGCATAGCGTGGAAGATTGACAGCATTGGCGTTTGGCTGACGCAAAACGTGTTCACGCCGTTCATTGATGCTTTCAAAGATGTTTTCGGCATCCACTCCCCGTCAACTGTCATGGCTGAAATCGGCGGCTATCTGATTGACGGCTTGTTTGAGGGTCTTGCGAATGTTGGCAACCGCATTAGTATGTGGGGTAGCAACTTCATTTCCGCAATCAAGAACACCTTGGGTATTCACTCTCCGTCTACCGAAATGGAAGAAGTCGGTGAATACTCCGTTGCCGGACTTGAAAAGGGCTTTAGCGGTGTCAACGTGATTACACAGATGTTCGCCAAGGAAATCGAGAATTGCAAGGTTGCAACGGCTGACTTTGTCACAATCAGCAAAAACGAGATTTCCGATCTTTCCGAGAACGCCACAAGCAAGATTAAGGAAGTCCATGATTTCTACAAAGTCCAGCTTGACAGCGCACAGGCGCACACGAAAACCGCTTGTTCCAACATGACGAACGCCTACAATACCATGTCGAACAACAGCGTGTCGGCTATCGGGCGTATCATTTCGGCTTTGAACTCCATCCCCACGCACATTACCACGGTGCATACCATCATCGAGGAACACCAAAGCGGCGGTAGCAACCTTGCGTCTGTTCCCGCCTACGCGAACGGCGGCTTTGTGGACAGCGGCGAGTTGTTCCTTGCCCGTGAAGCTGGCGCGGAAATGGTGGGCGCTATCGGCAACCGTACCGCCGTGGCAAACAACGATCAGATAGTGCAAGGTATCACGAACGGCGTTGAGAACGCGAATGAATCCCAAAACGCGCTTCTCCGCGAACAGAACGCGCTTTTGTCTGCCATCCTTTCCAAAACAGGCGTAACGATTGACGGCAAGACGCTTATGACGAGCGTTGAACGCGCACAGCGCAACCGTGGCGCTAACATCATGGCGGGAGGCGTAATGTTATGAGCATGACACCGTTGGTAACGGTAGCGGGTACGGCACTCCCCGACCCGTCCAAGTATTCCGGCAACACGGCAACCGTGGTTGACAGCGCACGAAACGCAGAGGGTTACATGGTTGGTGGAGTTATCCGCAACGATGTGGGTAAGGTATCAATGGAGTGGAGTTATATCACGGCGCAAGCGTGGGCTGACATTCTCGCGCTGTTCTCCCCGTCAAGGGGCGGTAGCTTCACCAACCAAGTTACGTTCTTCTGTCAAGACACTAACTCTTGGGAAACGCGGGAAATGTACGTTTCTGACCGTAATGCTTCTGTATTCAAGCGCAACCCAGATGACACGATCAACGGGTACATGGGGGCAAAGTTGAGCCTTATCGAAGTCTAAGGAAGTGAGCAAATGCAATCTGTCAGCGCCGATTGGAAAGCCAACCAACTGAACTACTTTGTTGATGAAGCTTACACCGAAATCAAGCTGCAAATTGGCGACCCCGATGCTATGGCAGATGCTACGCCCACAGCGAACGGAGAAGAACCGTTTTCCAACGTTGCCGAGGTTGCAAGCGAGATAGACAAATACCCTGTCAAGTATGCCACTTTGGAAACGAACATTTGGAACTTGGACGGGTCTTGTACGATTCTCCCGCCGAACGGCTACGGAGAACAGGGCTATATCGGTGATGCGCTTGGTGATGACAACGGCGAGTACACGACAAACCCGACCATTACAATCACGTTCTCACAAGTGTTCACCGACATTATCCCCGGCGTTACGATTACTTGGGGCGAAGCTTATGAAGAATGGGCAAACTCATTCACGGTAACAGCCTACAACGGCAGTACGCAAGTGGCGCAAGAGGTCGTAACGGGCAACACCGAACTTGTCAGCGTAGTCGCGTTCGACATTCAGAACTACGACAAGATTGTTATAGAAATAACAAAGTGGGGATTGCCCCGCAGACGCGCAAGAATCAAGCAGATTATCCTTGGTATCGAAAAGACCTACAAGAAAGCCGACTTGATGGAGTATCAGCACACCATGACGGTTGATGCGCTGTCAGCGGCTTGCCCGAAGTCCGAAATCAAGTTCAGCGTGAAAAACCTTGACGGCGAGTACAACCCCGATAACCCGCAAGGTATCGCCAAGTATATGCTGACGCGGCAGATGATAACGGCGCGGTACGGCTACAAAATCAACGGTGCTATCGAGTGGATAAAGGCGGGTACTTTTTTCCTGTCGGAGTGGGAAATGCCGCAGAATGGCATAACCGCCACGTTTACCGCCCGTGATGCGTTGGAATACATGATGGACGCATACACAGGAACTACAAGCGGTACGCTCTATCAGATCGCAACCGCCGCGTTCACGCAAGCTGGCTTGCCGCTCATGTCTGACGGAACGAACCGATGGACGATTGACAACAGCTTGCAGAGCATCAACGCTCCGGCAACGGTTGACTTGGGTGATTCGGCAACCATCATGGAAGTATTGCAGTATTGCGCGAACGCCGCGTGTTGTTTGTTCTACCAAGACCGTGATGGGCTGTTGCACATCGAACCGCTTGCGGCGGGTACTACGGACTACGAAATCAACCGTTTCAATTCGTATCAGAACAGCGAATTGCAGTTGTCGAAGCAGTTAAAGGCAATCAACATCAACAACGGGCAGTATGTGTTGAGCGTTGGCAGTATCGGTGATGTGCAGCCGATAAGCAACCCGCTCATTTCGGACACGCAAGCCCCTGTTGTGGCGGCTTGGGCGAGTGACTACTTGCTGAACAGGCAGACGCTTGACGGCGAGTTTAGGATAGACCCACGGCTTGACCCGCTTGACCGTATCACGAACGAGAATCAATTCTCCGAAAGCACGGTTCTTGTTACGGAAGTGCAGATTGACTTCAACGGCGCTTTCAGAGGCGCTTACAAAGGGAGGCGCGGCGCATGAGCATCTTAGACACATTGATAACAGACCGCGCACAAGCCGATGTGGACGCGGTAAAAGCCCTTAGTGCTAAAGATATGTCCGAGTGGACACCCGCCGAGGTTACGGCTTACTTGGCTGGCATGAAAGGGTCGTACAACGCGCAAGACCTAAACCGTGTTGGAAACGCTTGTGCGTATCTGCACAACCTTATCACAGGGCTTGGGTACAACGTAGACGGGTACACGGCGTTGCGGACGGATTGGAACATCGTCAACGTGCCAACGGCGGCAGAAATGACAACGTATCTTTCGACCGTGGCGGCGCTCAAAGCAGTATTTAGCGCGGCGCAAAGCGTACCCGCCACAATGAACGCATTGACCTATGAGGGCGCGAACGACATAGAAAAGCTGTTCTTGGAAATCGACGATATTGTGAAGCGTTTGAGCGCAATCTATATCAGAAGTGGTGCATGGAACGCCTTTTCTGGAACAGGCTTTTACATCAAGAATTAGGAGGGGTATACATGACCGACCGTATTCCCACCCACGCGGGGCGCGTAAGGCTGACACCCGTTTCTGGTGATTTGTATGACCTTGAAATGGCAGACGAGCCTACCGTAGCGGGTACGCCGCTCAATAAGGCAACATTGCTTACAGACGCAACTGCAATCGCTCTTGGACTTACCAACAGCGCCGTCCCAGACGATGCGTTCCAAAAACTTGTCCCCATATTATCGGCGTTTACGGGCGCTTCCGCAAATTTGCTTCGCTATGAAATCGGGGAATATACAGGAACGGGCGCAGTTACAAACACAATCAACTTTACGGCTGTAAATCCGATTTTGGTTTTCGTATGGACGGCTGGAAGTGGTGAATACTACGGTTTGCTTCCAGCAGGGCTTGCATGGGAAGCGAACTATGGCGCTGTTTTAACACGTTATGCATCATATTACAGCGCGGGCGTATCTGGGACAGCGCAGACCGGCGTTAAACCCGTGCCTCTTACTTGGACTGATTCGTCAGTTAGTATAGATGCAAGCTCTTATGGCTCGGCAGCTATCAGCCCTAGAGCGGCTTTAAGTGATGCTGGTGAAGCATATCACTGGCTTGCCATTGGAACGGAGGCGGTGTCTGCATGATTCGTGTTGTGGAAATCAGCGCCCTTGCGAATGGCGCTCATAGGAACCAGACGTATTACAACGCGCCGAAAACCTATCGCGTGCCGGACGGTTGGGCGCTTATCCCAGATAGGATGCAGCTTGAAAACTTCCCGTTCGGCACGGTCGAAGCCGAAGAAATCGGCGGCGTGATGACGCTGACAAAATGGACGGCGGGAGAAATTCCCGCGCCGCCCGAACCGCAACCGCCAGAACCGAGCGAACAGGACAAGTTGGAAGCACAGGTGTACTACACCGCAATGATGACCGACACGCTGTTGGAGGAATAAGCCATGTTTGAAAAAATCAAGCGTTGGTACGAGCAGGGCTTGTGGACAAAAAAGATGGTCGCACAGGCTGTTGCAAAGCACGTTATCACGCCAGAACAGTATGAAGGAATCACAGGCGAACCTTACAGTAATTGACGCGGAAACGCGGCAAAATAAAAGAAAAGAGGTAATTTCCATGAGTGAGTATTCCATCAAGATGCCGGACATGAGCCAGAACCCCGCGCTTGCGGGCAAGACCGTCTACACCTGCGGCCTGAACGTGACCTATGACGAGAAGGGTCACGCTGTCAAAACGGTAAATCCCAACCATCCGAACTACAAAGGCACGACCATGAGCATCAAGGCACAGCCTATCGAAGATGCTCTTGCGGGTAAGGAATGGGTCGAGCCGTCCCATGAGGGTCTTACCGAGTGGGGCGATGGTACGGGTATGCCCGTATCGGAGTAAAACAAGGCGCGGGGGAGCAATCCCCCGCAACTTTAAGGAGGGCTAACATGAAAACGATTCTTCCAAATGGCGTATATGACATTCTCAAATGGGTGTCCGTTATCGCGCTCCCCGCGCTTGCGGTGCTTGTGGGCGTTCTCGGTAAAACGTGGGGCTTGCCCGATGTTGACAAAATCGTTATCACTATCAACGCTATCGGCGTGTTTATCGGCGCTCTGATTGGTGTCAGCACGGCGCAGTACAACAAGAATGGTAACGGGTGAGGAAATCTTGCGGATTGCCGCAAGGGAAATAGGCACGGCTGAAAGCCCGATGGGTAGCAACCGCGTAAAATACAACGAGTGGTTTTACGGTCACGATGTAAGCGGTGACAAATACCCGTGGTGCGTTTGCTTTGTGCAATGGGTGTATCACCGTGCAGGGCTTGACCTACCGTTACACACGGCATCGGCTGGCGGTCTTTTGCGTTGGTATCAGCGCAATCAACCGGAATGTGTCACAAAAGAGCCGATACAAGGGTGCTTGTGCATCTTTGATTTTCCGAAAACGAAATATGACACAGACCATATCGGTCTTTTTGTGTCAAAAACGGACACCAAGATGACAACCATTGACGGCAATACCAAAAACGGGAATGAGAGCAACGGCGGCTATGTCCAACAGCGAACACGCCGATTCATTGACCTTGTAAACTTATGGTACATTATTCCAAGGGGGTTGGTACTTGTGGATTGGGATAAAGCAATTGCAGAAATGACGGACGAACAGGCATATAAGCTCTACTCTAAGGCGGTCAACTACATGGTTGATATGCCACTGCCGACCTCTTGGAACGCGGCAGAATGTTGGCAGAAAGCGCGGAAAATGACCTTGACCCACGGAATTGCTCCGATGCGTCCTGCAAGCCTGTTGGAGTGTGCAACCATGATTGAGAGATACGATGAGGCGGTGATGAAGAAATGAGCGAAGCGGGAATTATCGCCGTTGTTACGGCAATCCTTACTTTCCTTGCGTCTGTTATCAGCGCGGCGTTTGTTTCCATCGGCAACCGCAACAAGACCATTAAGGCTATGGAGGACGCGATTAGAAGCGTCAACGAGCAATCCAAAGCGCAAGACCAAGAAATCCACGCTGAAATCTTGATGTTGAAACAGGAGACTTCGGGGGCGTTTGATTTGATACGCAAAGACATTAGTACGTTGTCAGATCGCGTAGAAAAACACAACGGGGTTATTGAGAGGGTTTTCCGCTTGGAGCAAAACGCCGCTGTAATGGACGAGAAACAGCGTGTCGCTAACCACCGTATTGACGATTTGGAGAAAGCAAATGGATAACACGATGTATGAGGTATACCGCAACGGCAAGCCGACCAAAAGGCTATTTGCAAGCATCCGAAACGCTGAATACTATATCAGTCAGCAGTACGATGGCGCAACCTACACAATAGAGCCTTATTATCCTTGACGAAACCGCTAAGCCTATATCAACTCTCTGTAATATCTTGCACGGATATTACGGAGAGTTCGCATTTTTTGGCAAAATCGTGTACAACTGATAACGCACCTATCGTTGCCAATGCAATAGTACATACTACGCCTTGAAAAACAACCGCATATTGCGGCTTTCGTCAATGTCTATGTGGTCGATAAGTGTTCTCAGAAATGCGCGTTTCTCTGCCGCGTTTAGTGCGTCATAGCGGCTTTGAAAATCTTGCCCTATCAGTTGACGCAGTTGGGTGTAGTCGGGTTGTGGTGGTTCACTATCGGGCTGTTGGAGCGATTCTAGTATACGTTGCCTATCAACTAAGTATTGTTGCTTATCTATCAGCCCATCAACGTAGAGGTCTTTCAGTCGGTCTAACTTGGCTTGTACCTTAGCTGTGTCGAGCGGTTTGCGCTTTGTCTGCTTGGGCTTGTAGTCTGCTTCTGTTTGTGCGATCAGCGCGTCAAGTGTAGGCACGATGTTGTCAAGCACGAACTGTTCTACCTTGTTCTCGCTGACAAAGGTATGATTGCGGCATCGGTGGTTCAGCACGGCGTTGTTGCACCGATAGTTCTTGTACTCATGCTTGACGCGCTTGCTTGTCATGCCGCCGAGCGTACACCCGCACGATGCACAGCGCAGAAGCCCGGCGAACAGATACACGCGCCCCGATTGGTTGTTTCTGACAGAGCGGCGCTTCATTTCCTGTTGGACGGCATCGAACAACTCAACAGGCACTATGGGTTCGCAGAAGTCGGTGTTGCCCCGATACTCACCGAGGTACAATTGGTTCTTCAAGATGCGCCGTAGCGGTGTTGTCAGACAATCAACGCCGTATTCCTCGCGGAGATAGTCAGCAGTCGCTAGTACGCTGTGGTTCTGCAAGTAGTATTCGTAAGCCGCCTTGATAGCTGGCGCGTCATGGTTTGGGACAAGGTGCTTGTCAATCAGATCGTAACCTATGCACAGCCCTTGTGGGGCAAGCCATTCGCCTTGTTGGATTTTGCGGTTGAAAACAGCCCTAACGCGCTCCCCTGTCCTGTCAGCTTCATTCTCCGCAACAGAAAGCATGATGTTGACTTTCATTCTCCCGCTGGCTGTCAGCGTTTCGTAGTCCTCTTGGATTGCTTGCCATGCTACCTTGTGCTTTTCCAACACATCAACAGCTTGGTAGTATAGCTTTACAGAGCGGAAAAAACGGTCAAGTTTGGTAAACAACAGCGCGTCAACCGACAAGCCGCTTTCCAAGTCTGCAAAGAAGCGCGAGAGTGCCGGACGCTTGTTTGGCGGTTTCTTGCCGGAGATACCACCGTCAACGCATTCGCCAACGATGATATGCCCGTGTGCTTGGCAGTATTCCCGCAAGTCCGCAAGCTGCGCGTCAACGCTTAACCCATGCACCGCCTGTTCATCTGTACTAACAAACGCGGACATAAATTGCTACGTTCATGTCCCGAACCACCACCTTTCAAAAAATACCTCATGTAATACTTGACAGCTACGATTGCTTTCTGTATAATGTATCGCACCATCAAACAGACCTCCATTTTCTACCGCCTTTTGCTCAAAGTCACCTCCTTTCAGAGAGCCGCTCCGTGCTGCGAACACGGGGCGGTTTCTCTTTTGTAAAAAAAGATTATAAGTGTAGTTGTTATAAAACCGTCAAAAGCGAAGATTTATCTTGCGTTTTGCAAAAGTTTTTCTTGCGAAACCATGTTTAAGACAGTCATATTGACTTTATTGACTTGGATATTGGCTTGATTGCCACGCTATATCTTGTGGTTGAAAAATAGAACATATGTTGCTACAATAATTCTACAACATTCGCGTTGGTGGAATGGTATCGTAGAGTTAAGGAGTGTGATTTGAGTGAGTGAACGCGAAGAATTGATTGCCATTATTCGTCAGAATCCGCAGATTTGTGATTTTTTAGCCACTCTTTTGCGGCAGACAGGAGCATCGACACAACATCGTCCGGCAGTTCGTAAATCAGAGAAATAAGATCACGCTGGCTGTCTGCCAGCCCATGGTCATAGTTGGCTGTTAGACGGTCAACATCAAATTCAACAGGCTTGCTACTCAAACCGAGTGGCAAGTCTTTTTTTGTGCCTGTCATTAGATACTCATAAGACACGCCGAGATAGTCTGCGATTTCTCTCAATTTCTTCTCTCGCGGCGTAGTTCTACCCGTAGACCATTGAGAAAACGCAGATGATGTTATTTTGCAATCGGCGTAAAAAGTTCGCTTTTCTACCCCTTTTTCAGCCAAAATCGCGTTTATTCTCTTTGCAAATTGCGTGTCATTCATAAGCAAAAATTCTTTCTAAGTATTCACTAAGAAACACTTGACAAATGCTTAGACTTAGTGTAGACTAAGTTTAGCTTGATTGGGGCAACACAAAACTCAGCCCCCCCTTAGCGGGCTTTTTGAAATATGGGTGTGTAGCAATTCCTATATTACATGAACTCCGCTAAGTTGTCAAGCAAAACTTAGTATTTAGAAAGGAGGACATTATGGGATTCAAAGATGCCCGTGTGAAAGCGGGAAAGACCGTCAAGGAAGTCATGGACGAGATGGGCGTGTCCGATGCGGCTGTTTACTCTTGGGAGACAGGGCAGTATATGCCGAGCAAAGACAAGCTTATCAAGCTGGCTGACTTTTACGGAACAACCGTTGATTCGCTGCTAAGGAGTGAATCAGAATGAACGCAATTGTCGGTCAACCAAACTGGAACAGGGTGCTAAGAGCGTTCTTAGAAATCGAAGCGGCACACTACGGCGCGGCGCTGGTGAGTGTGCGGGACAAGGAGGGGCAAGATGGACTTAACGCTGACGCTGGCAATCATCGGAGCAATCACGGTGAGCGTGGAGTTTATGAAGCTGGTCGAATGGCTGGATAAGCCGATGGGGAAAAGACAATGATTCGTTGGCGCTGTGAATTCTGCGGCGCTGTGTTTGACGAGCCGTGTGTGCGAACAAGGTTGGAAAACCTAGACGGGGAACACGGCTGGCAAGAATGGCGCGAAAAATTCTGCCCCGAATGTGGTGACGAGCAAATAGAAGAATTTGAAAGTGAGGATTAGAGCAATGGCAAAGTATAGCATGATGAAATGCGACAAGGCAAAACTTTATGCGGCTTTAAGAGCGCGGAACGTAACGCCGAGTGATGCCGCAAGGGAGTTTGGGTATGGCAGGCACTACCTGATGAATTGCGCGTCTAAGGGAGAAATGACCGAAACGTGTGCGGTATTGCTTGACAGGGTTTACGGCATCAAGCGCGAGGAATACGAAGTCAAAAACGAGCCTCTTGAAATCGCACAGCCCGAAATCAAAGGCGGTGAAATCAACTACGACAGGCTCTATCGGGTGGTCTATGGCGCAATGTATAGCGCCTATAAGCAAGTTCTTTGCGACCGCCGCGATGGGAAGTTTTGAGGTGAGTGACGATGTTGATTTGTGAGGGTTACAAAATGTTCTTCGGTGTGTGCCGGATAACACCAAAGTGCGAGAGCATAGCACCGTTTGAAGAACGCGGCACATGGCTGTTCAAGCCCGAATTTTCGTGTTGGTACTGCAACGGCAGATCGTATAGCGCGGAGATTGTGACGGTTATGGAGGATTGCACATGAGCGTAAAGAGCGGTTGCACGGAATACGAAACGGCGATTGTTGAGATCAACTTCCAAAAAGACAATGCCTGTTGTCAGTTTTGCCCGTTACTGCAAACATACTCCCGCAATATGTGTATGCGGACGGCTGAACTGATTGTAGATACTCGCGGTAGAGGAATGTGGTGTCCGTTGAAGTTCTTGGAAGAAGTGACGGACGATGATTTGAACGAAAAGGAGGAATGAATTGTGGGAATCCCTGTGCTTATCTTAGGTGAAAGCGGGAGCGGCAAGTCCGCGAGTTTGCGGAACTTTAGCGAAAAGGAAGTTGGCATTTTCAATGTGGCGGCAAAGCCGTTGCCGTTTAGGAAGAAGCTGCCGAAAGTGGACGGCGCAACCTACAAGACCATCGAGAACGGATTGCTTACTCCGAGGCTGAAAACCTATGTGATAGACGATAGCCAGTATCTTTTGGCTTTCGACTTTTTTGACCGCGCAAAGGAAATCGGCTACCAGAAGTTTACCGACATGGCGTTGGCGTTTCGCAATCTGATTCAGTTTGTTATCACGAAAACGCCGCCCGATGTGATTGTCTACTTTCTGCATCATGTAGAGCGGCGTGATGATGGGGTGCTGAAAGCAAAAACCATCGGCAAGATGCTTGACGAAAAGCTGACGGTGGAGGGTTTGTTCTCCATCGTTCTGATGGCGCAGACAGACGGCAAAGAGCATTGGTTTCTGACGCAGAATGACGGTCTTTCCACCGTGAAATCTCCGATGGAAATGTTCGCCAGCGAAAAGATTGACAATGACTTGAAGCTGGTAGATCAGACAATCCGCAACTACTACGAACTCAACAACGATAACAAAAAGGAGAAAAAAGAAAATGATTAAGAAGTACGGCGGCTACGAAGCGAAGAAGTCTGGCGGTGCGCGTGAAATCCTCCCCGCTGGCGGGTATGTGGGGCGCATCATCAGCGCGAAAGTCGATGAAACGAAGTTCGGTGACAGGCTTGTTGTCGCGTTCGACATTGACGAGGGCAACTACAAGGGATTTTTCAAGCGCGATTTCGACAACAACAACTCCGAAGATAAGAAGTGGCGCGGTGTGTATCGGCTGAACATCCCCGCTGATGATGGCAGCGAGTATGACGAGTTCCGCAAGCGCAGCTTCAACAACTTTGCGTTTGCCTTGGAGGACAGCAACAGCGGCTACACGTTTGACTGGGACGAAACGAAGCTGAAAGGCAAGCTGTTCGGCGTGCTGTTCCGCAACAAGGAATGGGCGTTCAATGGTCGCTCTGGTTGGACTACCGAGGCTTGTTCTGCGACTGATGTTAAGTCGATTAGAGAGGGAAAGTTTAGGGTTCCGAAAGATAAGCCACTTGGCGGTGCTACTGTTGCGCCGGGTACTACGGCGGCAGAGGACGCGGAGTCTGGTTACGATCTCCCCTTTTGAACCATGCTACACCCTGTAGAAATCCAAAACGCGCTTGACGGGGCGGTTGTGCTGGTTGATAACCGCGAACAGCCAACCCCCCGCCTAACGGCGCGAATAAAGCAGATAGGATTACCAATCGAGCGCGTAACCTTGTCTTTCGGTGATTATTCTATCAAGTGTCCGTTGCCTGACGGCAGTTGGTTCAATCTGTCAAATGTGTGTGTTGTTGAACGAAAGATGGGCGCGGAAGAATTGGCTATGTGCTTTGGGCGAGAGCGTGACCGCTTTGAACGCGAGTTTGAACGAGCCAAAGAAGCCGGAGCGCGAATGTATCTGTTGGTCGAGGACACAACGCTTGAAATGCTATACGGTGGCAGATACAGAAGCAAAATGAAGCCGAAAGCATTGATTGCATCGTTATTCGCGTTCACGGCAAGGTACGATTGCATACCAATCCTGTGCCGAGAGCAGACAGGCGGCTTGGTGATTCGTGATGTGTTACTCCGCGAAGCAAAAGAGAGGCTTACCGACTATTAGGAGGATAGCAATGAAACTGATTTGCACGAAACATGAGTTTTCAGATATGTTGCTTGCTTGCAGAACAATGAATGATTATTGCATGAACAAGCAGACAGATTGTAGGGAAGTTTGCCCGTTGGGTGCTGTGTTTTGGGATTGTAAAAGACCACCGGAAAATGATTGCGTTCCAGAATTTTTGGTAAACCATGTAAAAATTACCGAGGAAAGCGAGGGCTAAATTTGGCAACGGGGAAAACGTACTATTGGCTTAAACTGCGAGAATCGTTTATGACTTCCGATGCCGTTGATTTTCTTATGGGGCAACAGGACGGTGCAAACTATGTTGTTCTATATCAGATGCTTTGCTTGAAAACAATCAACACGGATGGCAAGCTGTCTCGTAAGTTGGGCGAAGTAATTATCCCTTATGACGAAGCCAAAATTGCGCGTGATTGTAAATGGTTTTCTATCGACACGATCAGAGTTGCGCTTAACCTTTACAAAGCCCTTGGACTTATCTATGTAGACACGGACGGCGTTTTGGTTATGGCAAAGCACAATGAAATGGTTGGTCGTGAAACCGATTACGCCGCGCAAAAGCGGTTAGCAAGGGAGAAAACGAAAGCATTACCGCAAGCAGATACAGACAACGGTGTGGACAGTAGTGTGGACATTGTCCATACAGAGATAGAGTATAGAGATAAGAGTATAGAGATTAGAGATAAGATTAAAGAGAAAGATGTAGATATATTGCGCGAGGACGCGCAAACACATACACCAACGGGGGGCGCAGCCCCCGCTGCTGACAAGGGTTATAGGAAAGGGCGCGAGGGCGAACCCAAACAACCGCCGACACGTTTCTTTGTTCCGACTGTTGAGCAGATTCAAGCCTATTGTTCTGAACGGAACAACGGCATTGATGCTGAACGTTTCTTTGACTACTACTCCCGACAGGGATGGCGGCTGTCAAACAACAAACCTATGAAAGATTGGCAAGCTGCTGTTAGAACTTGGGAAAGAAACAACAACAAGCGCGAAGCGCAAGCTGTTGACACGGAGGTTTCAAAAGGGCGTAACTTGACCGCAGCAGAAATTGATGAAATGGAGGGAACATACTGATGCTTACGCCAGAGCAATCCATAAAAGCAACTTTTGATATATTCCCACCGCAAGACGGCGTTATCGAAGTACGCGCTATGGGTGACAAGACCATGAGCGGCTATTACCGCGACAGAGAGCGGCTTGTTTATGACTTGTCTCTGCACAGCAACGAAACTTGGTATTTCGTGATGAACGCCATTGATGAAGCGTGCTATAGCCGCGACCAGTCCGAACGCTTGTTGTATGTCACGGGGAAGATGAAAACGACAAGCGACAAGGAGATTAAAACGCTCCGCTGGCTGTTGATTGATGCAGACCCAAAGAGGGCGGCTGGGGTTTCGTCCACGGACGAAGAAAAGGCAAACGCTCTTGAAACCATAAAGCGCGTTGGTGCTTGGTTGCGAGGTCAAGGTTTCAATGACCCCGTGTTCTGCGACAGCGGGAACGGCTACCACTTGTTGTATCGGATTAAAGCCGAGCCGAGCGAGAGCGAAACTGTCAAGAAGTTCCTCGCGGTGCTTAGTCTGAATTTCTCTGATGAAAAAGTAGAAATTGACACAAGCGTATTCAATCCGGCGCGAATCACAAAAGTTTATGGCACGATTGCCACAAAGGGCGCAAGCACAAAAGAGCGTCCGCACAGGCACAGCGGCATTATATCTGTTCCAGCCGAGATCACGCCGACAGCGTTTGATTGTGTCAGAGCAGTTGCCGCCATGATGCCAGAGCCGGAGAAACCGACTTATCGCAACAACTACGCTGCCCCTGATGCCTTTGACATTGACGGTTTCATTCGCTTGCACAATATCGAAATCCAAAACGAAGTCAAAGAGAACGGAACGCGCAAGCTGATTTTGAAACATTGTCCGTTCGATGAAAACCACAAAGCACCAGATGCCGCAATATTTGTGTTGGCAAACGGCGCGATTGGCTTTCGGTGCTTGCATAACAGTTGCCGAGACAGGCGGTGGCAAGATGTTCGGAAGATGTTTGAACCGTCCTACGGCGAGTTCAAGAGCCAACAGAATAGAACAATCATGCCGCGCCCGAAGAAAGACAGCAAGGCGACATTCCCACCGCCGAAACAGGAGCATGACAAAGCACCGTTCTTGCGGTTGTCGGACATTGAGGTTGTTGACCGTTCGCAGATCGTGAGCATACCGACAGGCATTGATGAACTTGATAAAAAGCTAATCGGTATGAACAAGGGCGAGTTGAGTATTTGGAGCGGCGGCAACGGTAGCGGCAAGTCAACATTCCTCTCGCAGTTGGCTCTTGAAACGGTTGATAGAGGTTTCAAGTGTGCCATGTTTAGCGGAGAGTTGACAGGAAACAGGGCAAAGTCATGGTTGCATCTGCAAGCTGCGGGGCGCGATTATACGAAGCTGGCTGACAACGGCGTTTCGTACTATGTTCCGCGCAAAGAAGCACAGATGATTGACGAGTGGACGGCTGACAAACTCTGGATTTACAACAACGACTACGGCATGAAGATTGATGATGTGCTGAATGAGTTTCAGTTACACATGGAACAGCACGATACCGATGTGATTATCATTGACAACCTTATGTCGTTGGATTTCTCCGAATACCGCTCCGACAAGTACGACAATCAGACGATGTTGGTGTTGCGTTTGAGTGCGCTTGCCAAAGAGTGCAATGTCCACATTCATTTCGTCTGTCACCCCAGAAAGCCGAACGGGTTCTTGCGGAAAGCAGACATAAGCGGAACGGCAGATTTAACCAATGCCGCTGACAACGTGTTTATGATGCACCGTGTCAACAGCGATTTCATGCGGACGGCAAGCGAATACTTTGACAAGGGAACGGCAGAACGCTACAAGGCATACACCAATGTCATTGAGATTATGAAAAACAGAGACTTGGGCGTGTCTGACGAGATCGTAGGGCTGTTCTTTGAGCCGGAGAGCAAGCGGTTGAAGAATACGCCACAAGAAAACAAACTGTACGGTTGGGGCGAAGATTTGATACCGCAGTTCTTTGAGATCACGGAGGAAGAAGCGGCGGCAATGCCTTTCTGATGGGGTGAGCAGATGAAATACTCATGGGAGCAACAGGCGAAGCGAAATGAGCCAATGCCAGATGGATTGAGTTTGACCGACCAAATGGCATATCAGACGCTTGCAGAGTTGGCGGCGCGGTATAAGAAAGGCGCGGTATCTGCGGAACAGGCAAAGCGCGAGAGGGCAGAGTTGGACAGAGCCTATGCAATGCGGTTAGCGTGTGATGAAGCGGCAAAGTGGATGGTAGATTTGCGTGTGAAAATTGAGATAGCACATTCAAAGTATCGCAAAGACCCAACGCCGGAGAACGCGAAGCTGCTATCTGATGTGATTGACGGTTTTGTGAGAATTTGAAAGGAGATTGACAATATGAGGTGTGCTGTTTGCAACAAGCCGTTGGATAGGTTTCACGCTATGAAAATCAGCGGAATTATCGAGCAGATCACGGGCAACGGTTGGATGTGCGCCGATTGCGTAAAGCTGGCGCACAGCGGAAAGATTAAGTATAGGGCATTGATTAGGGAGGACTGACATGGAACGGCTGACATACAGGGGTGAAAACGGCAAACCTTATGTTAGGGCAGATGGCTATTATCAGCACTGCCGAATGAACCTTGACATCGTAGCGGAACGCCTCGCCGCCTACGAAGATGCAGAGGAACAGGGCTTGCTTGTGCGGTTGCCGTGCAAGGTGGGTGATACAATGTATTACCTTAAAGGCGGATATTATAAGCCCAAAAATCTGTGTGAGGTAAGCGAACCTTGTACTGTAAGAGAAATTTCAATCAAAACTGTCAAGGGGAGGCTGAACTACGGTTTTATTCTTAGTAACGGAAGTCGATATAGTTTTAATTCTATCGGCAAAACCGTATTCCTGTTCAGAGAAGAAGCCGAAGCCGCGCTAAAGGAGGATTGACATGGACGAGAGTAGTCAGAACCCATGCAACATTTGCAACCATAAGAATTGCGACGAGTGCGTTTTGGATAGGAGCATTTACAATGACAGATATTGCGCCGCGTATGACTGCTTTCTAAATTATGAGGGAAGCTGTTTGATTTCGGTCAGCGAAGATTGCGGGTGCAGAAAAGCGCACGACGACGAAGAAGCGGAGGGAAAAGACGATGGTTGACAAATGCGAATACTGCCATGAGGACAGCGATTGCGGCGTTCGGGCATTGGATAAAAAAGGATATGCTTTTCTTTATCCGAGCCTTGGCAAGTGGGAGTTGAACATACGAACGGGGCATAACCGTATTCCCAGAACGGTAGAAATCAACTATTGCCCGATGTGCGGGAGGAGGTTGAACGATGGTTGAATATCTTAACGGAGAAGAAGAACGCTTGTACAGAGAGGACATTCAAGCGTTGTTGTTATCAACGGTTTCTGATGTGGTAGCGATTGCTGATAGGCACAATGTTGACCGCGACAACGCTATGGAGCATTTCGCTACCGTTTTCAAAACGATGCAAGAAATATCAACATTCAGCGAATTTGACGGGAGGGCTAACGATGGCTGACTACATCAAGCGCGAAGATGCGATAGACGCGATACGCGAAAAATTCTTTACCATGTCTATGTGCGTTTCTGTAGATGAATGTAAAGGCATGAGGTACGCGCAAGACCTATGCGCGAAAACGGTTGAACGCTTACCCGATGCCGATGTGCGTCCTGTAGTGCATGGGCGGTGGGTGGCAGATGGTGACGGTTATCATTGGACATATAACTGCTCAATATGCGGGTGGAAAGATGGATACCCGTTTAACGAACGCCACAACTACTGCCCCAACTGCGGCGCGAAGATGGAGGTGCAAGATGGCTGATTGCAGACGAGTTGACGATTTAGTGCGCGTGGTGATTCCAAAAGGCGTTTGCGCGATTCTTGGCATAGAGGCTGGCGATGAAATGGAAATATTCGTTGAGGGCGACAAAGTGTGCTATCGGAAGAAACGCAAATACGCTGACGGCGAACGGAGGAAAAACGATGAAGTGTAACAAATGCCCGTTGTTTTACAGTTGGAACAACGAAAACGATTCTGGCGAATGTTGCGGATTGTTTGGTGACGGTTGGGATAACCGCTTGCAGTATGAGGATAAGGACGGAGCAATTCAAGGTTGCTACGTTGACAGGCATTATATCGAAAGGGCAGACCGTGAGTATGTGGAGCATTTGGAAAAAGAAGCCGCATACTATGAAGAATTGATGCGGAGGGGAAACGATGGAGATTGAAAAGCTGATTTCCGAATTGGAGTACAACGGAAACTACGCCGTCGAGCATGATGGCAAAGACGATATTACGGCAGAAGACGGGCGGCTGATGCTCAAAGCCGTTGAAACAATCAAACTGCTGTGGGAGATAGCACGGGACACAAGCAACGAAGAGTATAGGCGTAAGATTGACGAGATGGGAGGGAACAATGCGACTTGACAGGATAATTCTTGTTCTTGCCCTTGGTCTGGCGGCGCTGTCCGTGGTTTTGGAACGCAAGCACAGCAACGCAAGCGCGGGGTGCATGATTGGTGCTTACGGATTGGTAGGGCTGTTGATGTGGCTGCTATGGGCGTGAGCGCAAACACGAAGAACGGTGATACCGTGTATGTCTACACGATGAAGTCCACGGGCGAAGTCATGGAGCGTGTCGGTATCGTCAGCCGCAAGCACCGTGGCGCGGCGCTCATGCTGGTTACGTTCAACGGCGGTCAACGCCTGTGCCTATCATCCAAAGCTGGAGAGATACACAACAATACGATGTGGAGCAGAGAGCCGATGCGGAATGTCTACATTATGAAGATGATTGACATACTACTTGACCGCAAAGCGAAGTACGAAGAACGGATTGCATCGACCAACAGGCGGTTGCAAGTGCTAAAGGAGTGTGGGCGGCGTGGAATATGAGTTTGATATGCGGCACGGTGCCACGCCCTATGAGCGTTTGGCGGCTGCAATCGTTCGACAAGCTGCTCTTGACTACCTTGACGCTTGGCAACGCTGGCATGAGTACAGAGAGGGGTCTATCGGTTGGGAGCGCGGAAGATCGGAGTGCTACGTCATGGAGCGGTGGTTTTCTTCCGATTGGTGCGACGCGCTGACAATGGGGCACGGTGAAGCCGTGCTTGATATGGTTAAAAGGGGGTATTTATTTTGAGCCAACCTTGGAATGTTCGCAGATGGGGCGAAACAAACGCGCCGTGTCGTGGGTGCGCTGATAGAGTAGTCGGCTGTCATTCGACTTGTCAGCGATACAAAGAGTTCAAAGACGGCGTTGAGCAGTTGCGGCAACAGCGGTGTGAGTTCCTACAATGGAACGATGTGTTGACCGACATTCACAGAAAGCGGGTGGGTCGTTATGGCTGACAAGTTGACGCTGACAAAGAACGAAGCCTACGCAGTAGCGGAATTAATTGATATGGATTTAATCAGCTATATCCGAGCAGACACGGAACTTGATAGCATGAAGTGGTTGCGGAACATCGTCCATGCCTACGAAAAGCTGTGCGCTATCGGCGGGTATGAGGGCGTAACGGAGGATGGCGCAGATGGCTAACAAGAACGCCTTTATCGCAGAACAGCACCGCAAGCTGCTTGAAGCCGCCAACAACGGTATGAGGCACGGCGAACAATACACGATGGATTGCGTTCAGATCGTGTTGCACGAACGCTACGGTTGGGGATATGACCGCATAAAAAAGTTCGTTGAGTATGTGGTTGCAACAGCCGACTACTACGCGCCGTCCATGCAGAGGTCGAACATCGAACAGCCAATCTATCAAGAGCGCATGGATAACGCGCTGTTGGCGTTCATTGGTGAGCGTCAAGAGTTTGCACCGTTCGCAGTTCGTTATCCGCTCATTACCGAGCAGAGATATGACAAACCGTTTAAGGGGTGATTAAATGCCTTTACCCGATTTTGAAACAGCAAAGCGTTGGTATGTGGACGAGCAGAAGTCCTTGGGCGAAATCTGCGATATGAGCGGACTTGCGCGTTCAAGCCAAACACGCATTTCCAATATGCTCAAAGCTGGCGGTGTTGAGATCAGACCGTCCAGAGCGCAGTTAGCAAAGCAAGCGCGGTTGGAGAAGTACAAGGAACTTGGCTATGACTATCCGTTTGAGGATAAGCAGAAGCCGCAGAACGAGCCACAGAAGAACCAACAGCCCGAACAATCAGAGTGGTTCATTCCTGTTGCCGACAATGACGATGAGGATGAAGAACCCGAACGCAAAGCTGGCAGACCGCGCGGCTCAAAGAACGGCAGCGGCAAGGCGAAACCCGCCGAGGGCAAGCAAACAATCGGTGTTGCCAAAAAGGGAGACAATGCGAAAGTCCTAAAGCACAACATGGCTATCACCGAATGGGGCGCGGTGGATATGTTCAGCAAGCATGATGTGAAAGCAAGGGTCAAGCGGTATTTCTCTCTGTGTGTGGCGCAGGATATGTCTCCTACTCTGCCGGGTCTTGCCTTGGCGTTTGGTGTCAGCCGTTTCGTGTTCCAGCGTTGGGTCAACGGTGCTGATGTTTCGCCTGATGTGGCAACAGAACTGTATCATGCCGTGTGCGTCATTGATGCTGATTCAGCGCAGAAGATGGTGAAAGGCATGGTTCACCCGAAGTCTGGCGAGTTCTTGATGAAAAACACCCTTGGCTATCGTGATGAAACAACCGTGGTTCAAGAACACGTTGAGAAGCGTCCGAGTGTCGAGGCTATCAAAGAGAAGTATGCGAAACTGTTGGGAGAGTGAGCAGATGCAGAGTGTAGCTTACAACATGAATTGTGTTGATGGCATGGCGCAGCTACCCGCAGAAAGCGTTGATTTGACTGTCACTTCTCCACCCTATGACAATATCCGCGACTACAACGGCTATTCTTTCGATTGGCACAAGACGATTGAGCAGTTGTACCGTGTAACAAAGCCGGGCGGTGTTGTTGTATGGATTGTCAGCGATCAGACCGTGAACGGGAGCGAAAGCGGAACATCGTTCAAGCAAGCCTTGTTCGCTATGGAGTGCGGTTTCAATCTCCACGATACGATGATTTGGGAGAAAGAGAGCTGTGCTTTCCCCGAAGCAACGCGCTACTATCCCGTGTTTGAATATATGTTTGTGTTTAGCAAGGGAAAGCCTAAGACATTCCACCCGATTGAGGACAGGCAGAACAAATGGGCGGGTACAAATGTCCACGGCACATTCCGCGAAGCTGACGGCAAACTCAAACGCCGTTCAAGCACATGGAAAGAAACCGTTTGCAAAGACACAGGTTGCCGATTCAATGTGTGGCAAGTCAACACAGAAAAGAACAATGACACAGGACACCCAGCTGTATTCCCCATCTCTTTGCCAATAGACCACATTCGCAGTTGGAGCAACGAGGGTGACACCGTTATCGACCCGTTCTTGGGTAGCGGAACAACAAGGATTGCCGCCTATGACTTGAACAGAAACTTTATTGGCTACGAAATCAGCAAAGAGTATTTCGATGCAGAAGAAGAACGCTTTGCCCGACACTCCGCGCAACTCAACTTGTTTCTGACAGAAAGCGAGTGATGCCTATGGAGCAGAACGAACAGAACGGCGCAGAAGAAATCATATCCCTTGTCGGTTGCCTCGCAGAAGTGCTTGGCGTTTTCTATACCCAACTCACCCAACATGGATTGAACGATATGCAAGCGTTGACGCTGACGAACCAACTGTTGAACCTTTTGGTTGACTTTTTCTTGGACGATGGATTCTATTGGGCTGACGATCAAACAGAAGATGAAACAGAAAGAGACGGTGATTAAATATGGGTACACGACATTTGACATTTGTGAAGCTAAATGGAGAATACAAAGTCGCGCAGTACGGTCAATGGGACGGTTATCCCGAAGGTCAAGGCGTTACGGTCTTGGAGTTTATCAGAAATAATCAGCACAAAGATAAACTTGAATCGTTCAAGGAAAAAGTACAGCTTTGCAGATGGATTTCAGAAACAGAAAAGGCAAGTATTAACGCAGACATCCGTAGCGGTAAGGTCAACCTTGAAAGAGATTATCCTTGGCTCTGGCGTGATGCTGGCGCAGAAGTTCTTGAAATGATTCGCAAATCGGAAAGCGGATTGATGTTGTTGAATGGTTTTGAGTTTGCTTTCGATCATATTTTTTGCGAATACATTTGGGGCGTTGACCTTGATAACAATATTTTTGGTGCTTATGTCGGAGACGATGAAATGCACGATGTTAAGCCTGTCAAAACTTGGGTGATTGGATTTGCCCCGTCAAAAGACGAGTTTTTATCGGCGTTTGATGAAACAGAAAGCGAGGAAGAATGAATGGCGGTTTACAAAGATGTTGAGGGATTGCTGCTTACTTTCCCGGCAACCCCATTGAGTTTCGCAGAACGCGACAATTGGTTTTATGAGCGTGGATTTCTAGACTTCCGTGATAAGCTGGCAGCACTTCCAAACGCAGAAATTGAGCAAAAGCACAGCATAAGGTTCGCAGATAAAGACCATGTTTGGATAGACGGCAAGCAGTACATTTCTTTGCGGCGGTTTGGTGAAGCAATCCATGAAGCGTACACAGAAAGAAAGAAAAGCGAAGAAGAAAGCGAGGAAGAAGAATGAGCGCATGGATAAGCGTAAAAGATAAGTTGCCACGCAAACGGCAAGTTGTTCTTGTGTCTGATGGAAAAAGCGTTTCATGCGGTATGTTTCGCGGCATAGACTTTGGCTCAAATGAAAATTGGATTTGGCGCGGCAACAGGGATAAAATCGTAACCCATTGGCAAGAACTGCCAGAACCGCCAGAAGAATAACGCAGAAAGCCGTCCTTGATTGGGCGGTTTTCTTTTTTGTTGACAATCGGCGCAGAAAGCGGTATCATAGCGGAAAGCGCAGAACAGAAGCAGAACGGCAAGCCCAGAACGCGCAGAAAGAGCCGCAGAAGAAGCGCAGAAGAGGCGCAGAAGCGCAGAAAGAGCCTCTAGCCCCTTCACGGCTGGCGGCTGACGCGCCGTGGGCTGGCGGATAGGCTGGCGCTGACGGCGTGATGCTATCAGTCTATTAAGGTTGTTTGGAATGTTCCATACAAGTTAGGGTGTGTATGCCTCGCAACGTATAGCAACGTTGCAAGTGATACATACATTTGAACGCTTGCTATATTTCTACGCCGTTTTTAAGGGCTGTACGCCGTCAAAAAGATGTGCGGAGTATAAACATACTGCTATGATTTTTGACCGCTTGTATGTGCCTTAAAATGCGTCATACGATGTATTGAACAAAACAAGCGTTTTCGCGTAGCTGATAGCACGATTGTAGCAGCGCGTACAATGGCATTTTTCGCGCCGTCTTGCCTTGCTTGCTTGCCTTGCTATATACCAATAGCGCATAGCAGCTTGAACGGCTATAGACGCACAAAAAGCGGCTAACCGCTTGTTTGACGGCTAACCGCTTGTTTTGGCTATTGGTTATACAGTTTTTCTATCTTGCTATCAATGCCGGATAGCGTTTTGTTGGTGCTTGCGTGCTTGCTTGCAAGGCTTGTTAGCTTGCTACTGATAGTTGATCGTCTTTTTCCGCTTGCGTGCTTGTATTCTTGCCTTAAATCAGCTTGTTCTTGTTCGATAGCGTCTAGCAGTAGCATATATTCCGCTTTTTGTGTTTCTAGCCTTGATATTTCAGCTTGTGTAAAATAATCGGGCTGGACTTGTTCTTGTTTGGGTTTATACGGTGGTAGTACATAATCGGCTATTGTGTATGATGTTTCAATCGGTTTTTTGTAGTCCTCCGGCAAATAAGGGTTTAACAAACAATGCGTTTTAATGCGCTTGTATAGCCTCCAAACGGCAAATATTAAGATTAAGTAAAGCATAGGCATTAAAAAGATTTATCGGTTGAGTTATCGCGCCAATTAAAGCCGGAGTAGCCAATACCAATTAAAAAGGCGTGGTATACTGCGTTTAATATGTTCCAGCGCGTTTTATATGTGCCTTTTACCATGCCTTGAACATTGGCAAAATGTAAAGCGTCAAAACAACGGGCTTTTTCGCTATCGGTCATTTTTTCAAAAGTCCATGATCTTTCGGTCATATTGCAAAAATCATAATATGCGCTTGTCGTTTTGTTCATGTTCCGCGCCTCCTTTACGCAATGCGGATTTGTTGACCGTGAAACTTAATCCATGTTTGACCGCTCTTTTCATGGTTCCCGCAATAGGTTGTAGTGCTTGCAAGTTGCCCGTCTGCAAAAAATAGATATTCGTTTATCGTGATACTTTCCGCTATCGGTTCATCGTTCATCAAATAATAGTCGTATTCGCTTTCATATGCCTTTTGCAGTTCCTCCGGCGTATCATATTCGGCGCAACCGCTTATAAAGTCATCCGGCTGCATGATAGCAAGTAAAAATTCGCGGTGCTGCTGGATTGCGTTTTGCTTTGCGCTTTCGGAAAGTTCATCAAACGGATAAACCGCAACAGTAAAGTTAATCATTGTTTCAACCTCCAATCTTTAGCAGTTGTCCGCGCTTGTGTCAATCACAATATCCGTCAACACATAATCCCAACTTGTACCGTAATGAGTAATGCCCCAAATATACAAGTCTAATTCTTCATTGTACCAAACTGTCTCATTGGTATAATCGGACAAGATACGCGCTCCAGCGCCACTAATGATATAGAATTGGAAGAAGTCATAATAGCTTTCATCGGCATTTTCAAATTCTTCTATACGTTCTTCAATGGCTTTATAGTCCTCCGCTTCTTCATCTTCCAGACTTTCCAGCACTTCCCGCAAATCTTCCAGCTTTTCAATCCGTTCATCGTCTGTATAAATTTCGCCGTCAATCTCATAATAACGATCATCGCCGGAGTAAATATCCCAATAGCCAATATCGGCGGTCTTGTTCATCAAGTCATTAGCAAGCACACAATCAAAAGAATCTGCAAGCGTAGCATAATCAACGCGCTTGTGTTCAATGCCATAATCGCTAATCTTGTTACCGCAAAAATAATTGCTTGTCCAAACTGTTTTCATAATGTTACCTCCAAAAAATTATTAGTTGGTTCTAGTGGTTTTTTGTGTGGTATAGTGTCCGTGACTGCTGCAACAGTTGCGGACACAACTATTTAGCCTTGCTTTTCCGTTTTGACTATGTCTGCACGGATTAACGATTTGATATAGCCGCTTTTGTTTTCCACGCTTGACAACTTTTGAATAATGTCTTGTTCCGTCTTGATGTTTAATGGCACGTTCAAATTTTTGATGTTTGCTTTGTTGTATCGCGTTTGTGGTGTTTCTATCATGTTGTTCCCCCTTTTACCATGCACAAATTTTTAGCAATTTGCCGTTTACATTGATAACGCTTGTGCTTAAACCAATTTTTCTTAAGTCAATTTTGTCCCCTCCTCTAAGTGTAATGTTGTATTTTGCAATCCAACTTTTTACTTGTTCGCTTGTCTTGTTCATAATAGGCGTTCCGTCCATTTGATAAATAGTATACTTTTTATTTTTCATTTTGTTACCTCCATTTAATTGAACTCAATCTATTTTCTATATCCCCTTGACAGCTTTACAATAACATACTTGATTATATATGTCAACAGGTATTTGCGTAAGTAGCAAATTTTTTTAGCTTGCTATCAATCCGGTAACAGTCCGCCAACAAATCAGCAGCCAAACAACCAAACAACAACCATGATCGGCATATCTGGACTAGCAGCCGGACACAATAAGAGTATACACTATTTTATGTGTACTCTATTTTTTGCTTGTGTACTGATATATATTTTTATGTGTACTGCTATTTTAAGTGTATAGTGTATAGTGTAGTATCAATATTTTTAATCAATATCCAAATATCAATCAAAAGTTATAATAATCTATCTATCAGCATAGCTATTAGCAAAAATGATAGGTTTATGATTATGAATTAAAATTTATAATACTTAGTGATTAGGTGGTATAGGCTAACCATATAACCTACTCACCTACTATGCGTATAGGTTATAGCTTTTCCGTCAAAATAACCAAACAACCATACTAAAGCATACCAAAATAGCCGGAATAATTGAACAAAATAGATATTTAATTCAATTACGCAAAGAGCCAACACAAGATATAGTGTTTGAGCCATAGATAACACAAGATATAGATAGACTATACCTATGGGGTATATGGAGCAGTCTATTAGGGTAGGGTAAGTTACCTAAATATTCGAAAGTAGAATCTCAAAATTAGTCTAAGAAGCTCAAAAAGTAAGAATAATAGGTAGAACAAAGCTAAATAAAGGGGGATTTAGATTTGAGAATAATAAAAACACTAGATTTGGCTTATAAGGCTTATAATAAGTAATAATAATATAATATTATTATATATAAATATAAATAATAAAAAAATAACAGTCCTTTCTCTTTTTCTTTTGGTACTTTTCTTTTTCTCTTTGCTTGCGTGGCTGCCTAGTTGTTTTTGCTTTTTGGGGCGGAGCCCCGCTGTTGACATTCAGCTTGGAGTTTTAAAAAGGGCGCGGCGGGAGATTTGGCTTGACAAGGGTGTTGTGGGAGTTTATACTGCATGACCAACAAAGGGGGCGGTTGAGTATGACGAACAGAGAGTATATTTTGAAGTGCATTTCAGAAATGTCCGATGAGAAATTGCATAGCTTGTGGTTGGAGGAGTTTGACGGCGAAAAGGTGTCTGATGCAATCAAGGACAGGTGTTCGTACTGTCAACTTGGAGCCGAAAACCATTGCCCTTGTTGCGACGATATAATCCCGATAGAAGATTACATGAGCAGAGAGGTTGAGTTTACCGCTGATTGACAAAGGGGCGCGGAGGTGGGAGCATGAAGCTGACGAATTGCAAGGTGCTGTTTGGTGGCATAGAGTTGTCGAGCCGCGACATTGTTTCCATCAACGCCAGCGGCGGTAAGATCGAGATTGTCTCAAAGTGCGTTGGGGGCAACGCCGCTGACGGGAAGTATGTCTGCGAGAAGCGGTACACGGCAAACCTGAGTGATGTTGAGTTCATAGCTGATTGACAAGGCGGTGTTCTGATGGATAATGGGAAAGCGTTGTTGAAAGAGTGGCAAGACAGGTTGGGATTGCAAGATTGGCATATCAAGCTGGTTGACGGTTGCGCTCCAGATGAAATGGCTCTTGAAAACTGCAACGGTTGCACGGAGTGGACGGAAAGCGCAAAGACGGCAAGAATCGAAATTCTTGACGAGAGGTATTACGGCAAGCGGATTGTTCCGTATGACTACGAAAAAACGCTTGTTCACGAACTGCTGCACTTGAAAACGTGCCTTGTTTCTGATGGCGTTGGCGAGTTGCAAGAGCGCGTGATGCACCAAATGATTGACGATTTGGCAAAGGCGTTTGTAAGTGCAAAGAGATTTGGGAGCGCAAACAAGCCGCGTTAGGTTTTAGGTGATGCCGATGGCTGACAAGGTTCTTGAACTGAAAACCGCGCTTCTCGACAAGGGCGAGTTGGGTATGCTTGCCGATTGTCTTGAACTCTGCAAGGCTGATGGTGACTATGCAACCGCAAAACTGGTGTTGGCAAAAGCGGCAGAGTTGATTCAGAGTGGCAAAGCTGATGCGGCGGTGATAGCGGACGATGCGTTGTTGTTCCTTGCCCCTGTTGACTTTGACAGCTACTTGCGGTACATGGAGAAAGACAGGGCGTTTGAGAAGTCGTTCTATGCACCGAGGCGAAAGCAGTTGAAGCCGCTGGTGGATGCTTTGCAAGACTTGGCTGATGGGCGGTTGGAACTGCTGACAATAAGTCTCCCGCCCGGCGTCGGCAAGACCTCTACGGCTTTGTTCTACCTCTCATGGCTTGCTGGTAGGCATCCAGAGCAACCGATTCTGACGGGTTCACACAGCGCTTCATTCGTTGCCGGAACCTATGGCGAAATCCTGCGATTGTTGGACGAAAACGGTGAATACCATTGGCATGAAGTATTTCCAAATTTGGCTGTCACCTACACCAACGCAAAGGATTTGCTGATTGACATTGGCGAGAGCGGTTCAAAAGGCAAACGCTTTGCCACGTTTGAGTTCACTTCCACGGGCGCTGGCAACGCGGGTAAATTGAGAGCTGGTCAGTTGCTTTATTGCGACGATCTAATCCCCGACTTGGAAACTGCGCTTTCCGCTGAACGCCTTGAAAAGCTGTGGCAGCAGTACACCACGGATTTGAGACAGCGCAAGATTGGTGGATGCTCTGAACTCCACATAGCGACCCGCTGGGCAACAAAGGACGTGATTGGGCGCTTGGAGTTGCAGTATGAGGGTTCGGATAAAGCGCGGTTTATCAATCTCCCCGCATTGGGCGAGAACGACGAATCCAACTTTGACTACCCTATCGCTGCTGGCTTCTCCACGAAGTTCTACCATGAGCAACGCGAAATCATGGATGATATTTCGTGGAAAGCGTTGTACATGGGTCAATGCGTAGACCGAGAGGGACGGCTATACTCTCCCGATGAACTGCGGTACTACTTTGAGTTGCCGGAGCAAGAGCCGGACGCGATTATCGCGGTGTGCGACACCAAGGAACAGGGGCAAGACTACTGCGTCATGCCTGTTGCCTACCAATACGGGCAAGATTTCTACATTGACGCGATGGTGTGCGACAACGGCAAGGTGGAGTTGATAGAAGCGCGGATAGCACACTTGCTGACAGATCGCGGCGTAATGCGTTGCCGTATCGAAAGCAACCGAGGCGGGACGCTGTTTGCAACGGAAATCGACAAACAGGTGTCTGCGCTTGGCGGTAAAACCTCAATATCGACGAAGTGGAATCAGACAAGCAAGGCAACGCGCATTGAAATGTCCAGCCCGTTTGTCAAGTCGCATATCCTGTTCCGCGAAAACCGCGATAAGGAGTACGAAACTGCTATGCGGCAGTTGTTCGCATACTCGTCTGTCGGCAAGAACGCGCATGACGATGTGCCGGACGCGCTAAGTATGCTGGTCGATTTCGCCTCATCGTTCAACTCCAACAAGGCAATTATCGTCAAACGTCCGTTTTAGCGGAAATTTTCAAAAACTACTTGACAAGTATAGATTGCAGTTGGTATAATATAGGCGAGAAAATACGGGCGGTGATACTGTGCTGACAGATACGATGCTCAAAGCAATCGAAACGGCGCTGCTGAAAGGCTTTGCTGTTGAGTTGTACCGCAAGCCGGACGGTCGATTGTCTGTCAAGACGGTGTCGCGAAAAGAAATCAAATACTGAATACTCTACCCACGCTCCAAAAGTGGGGCGGGAAGTAGTCCAAAGGGGCTAATCGTCAGAAATGGCGGTTAGTCTCTTTTTCTTTTGCAAGGGGTGAACGCATGACGGATAACGAGAATCCGATTATCTGCAACGATATGTACGGGCGCTTGGATATTTACGCTACAAACGATGTTATCACGGCAGATAACGTGATGGAAGAACTGAATACGGCGCTCCCCTACCACGTTCAAAACCTGTTGCAAGAGGATTTTCTGTACTGGTATCGGCGCAACGTGCAGCCCATTCTGCATCGTAGCAAGGAAGTACGCCCCGAAATCCTCAATATCGTGCAGGAGAACCACGCTGACGAGATCGTAGCGTTCAAAAACGGCTATTTTCTGACGCAACCCGCGTTCTATGTCAGCCGGAACGATGGCGCACAGGACAAGGTTGATAAGCTGAACGAGTTTCTTTACCGCTCCTACAAGCAGCAGGTCGATAACGAACTTGCTGACTGGTTCCACATGGTAGGCAAGGCTGTCTGCTACATCGAGCCTGACCGCGACAACGACCCTGATTGCCCGATTCACGCCTATGCTCTTGACCCGCGCAGCGCGTTTGTGATTTACAGTCTGCGCCCCGGCAACGAGCCTGTTATGGGCGTGAACATGGTGGTGTCTGACGGCAAGGCGAAGTTCGATGTTTACACCCGCGATACC